CAACTTTTAAAAATAAAAGATCCTGTAATGCTTACATTTATTGATGATAACAGTGTTATTGTGTACAATATGCAAAACTTTAAAGAAGGTTGCATTCGTTATAAAAGTTATGATGATTTTTTAAAAATTTACAACACTTCTCACGACTATGAAAAAGATAGATACGAAGAAGCAAAGAAAATTGTTGCCAGTTATGAAAGTGTGAATAAATGAAATTGCATTGCATTGAAGGATTTTACAATGGCGAAAATAAAAAGATCAGTTATAAGGCAACCATATCAAGATATGATGATGCTTATGTTGTAATTACAAAAGATGGCGGTATATATGTATTGGTTGATGATTTTTTTGCAGGAAGACAGAGATCAAATTATTCTGTTAATAGAAAAATGCTGGTTGATCTGTTATCAGCTGAATCATCGTTCAAAACTTCATTTTTGCGCTATACATCATTTAGGCAAAAAGATATTGATGAATTTATAAAGGAATATGAAAGCGATTTAGAAGTTGGCAAACAACAGGACCGCAAGAAAAAATATGAAGAAGCTAAAAAGATTGTTGCTGAATATGAAAGCGGTGAAAAATAAATGACTAAGGATAAATTTGAACAGCTATACTGTAAAAATTCCAATATAACCACAAAAGAATACGACGATAATTTTATAACCCTACCATGCCAATGCAGTGAACGTGGTTGTAAGGGGTGGGCAGCTGTTTGTAATAACAAATTGTCTATAAAGGCTCACAACGACCTTTACGGAAAGGAACCGTGCCAATGAATTACCACTACACACCAGCCGAATTAAAAGAACTGCTGTCGTCGATGACGATTATTGTGGATTCAAGGGAAAATAGCTGGAAACACGTTGAAGATTATTTTATTAAAAAGAAAATCCAGTATAAGCAGCACAAACTTGATTATGGTGATTATTCTTGTATGTTGCCGAAGAATTTAGAACTAGGAATATTGCGAGATACATATTTTACTGATTTGGTTTGTATCGAACGCAAAAACTCGCTTACGGAATTGTCAAACAACCTTTCTAACGATCGGGATAGATTTGTTTCTGAACTTCTACGCAAGAAAGATACCAAACTGTTTCTTATGGTCGAGAACACCGCAGGAGGCTATGGAGACATACTTTCTCACAAATACAACAGTCAGTATGGTGAGGCTAGTTTTATGGCTACACTTAAGAGCATGGAAGCTCAGTTCAATATTAACGTTTCGTTTTTAGCCGATAAATCTTTAGCCCCTGTATTTATATTTTCAACTTTGTACTACCACATACGAAATTATTTATTAGGAAGGTGAGTAAATGATTAGACTCAAAAGCTTTTTAGGTAAAACAATGGCTCAACTAAACGATGAAATACGTATAGACGAACAAAAACTGCTAAACGATGCATTAAAAAGATTTCTTATGTCTAATTGTCCTGTTTTAAAAGATGAAAGCGAATTATTTCCACACCCAAATGACAAAATGATACGTTGGATAAACTGGAACATAAAAACGGACTTGCGTGGAGATGGATTGTTGACGGTTTCTGTTTTAAGAGTAGACCAATGGGAAAAGATATTTTATATATCCCATAAAATTGATATGGACAAATTTGAAGTAACTGAGGACGTAGCTGAAATATGGCGCGATGGAAGGTTTGAAGTTCAATGCAACAAGATTTAGCACGAATGCTGGTACTCCAACGTGAAATTAATATTCGCAAGGCTAGAGAAAGCTTGTGGGCATTTTGCTGTATGGTATCGCCAGACTTCTACAAGTCAGACCGTTGGCACTTGTGGCTGATGTGTGAGACACTACAGGCACTATATGAACGTAGATTAACAAAGAAACTGTTTTGGGATTTATGCCACAGCCCAAACGTTCCATCATGGTATCCAGATCATGTAGTCGAATGGGATAAAATTGTTGACGGCAGGGTATATACGAACCTCATGCAAAACATTAGCCCACGTTTCGGTAAATCTCGTACGCTCACAAATTTCTGTGATTGGATTCTTGGCAAGGATAACCAAAACAAAATCATTACCGTGTCATACAACAATGACTTGGCAGCAGATATGAGCCGGTTTGTGCGTGATGGAATCATGATGAAAAAGAACCTGCCAGCGGATATTGTTTTCTCTGACATATTTCCTAAAACGATGGTGGCAAAGGGCAATAGTTCGTTTATGAAGTGGGCTTTAGACGGTTGTTTCTTTAACTATCTTGGAGCAGGTCTTGAAGGAACTTTGACTGGCAGGGGCGGAAATTGCTTAGCAGAGGGAACCATTATAAAAACTGAGATTGGAAACGTGCCAATAGAATTAATGTGTTCTTGTAACATACCTATAAAAGTGTTATCATATGATATAGAAAATAAAAATCTATCTTACGAGTCAGTTCAAGTAAGTAAGGAGTCATATGCTAATGAATTTATTAAAATCACCACATCAGGTGGAAAAAGTATTACATGCACGCCCGAACATCGAATTTATTCCGGAAACGGAACGTATCGAGATGTTAGCAGTTTTAGAAAAGGCGAAACAGTTTATGCCATTGAAGAGCAAGAAGAACAAAACGTGCGTTATTTGTGGAAACCCGAAAGGTGGAAGAGGGTTGACGTGCAGAAACTGTTATCAAAAAATAAGAAACAAATCTGTAAAATTAATTTGCAAACGATGCGGGAAAGAATTTGTCAGAGAAAAATGCGATTACGACAAATCGATAAGGCGAGGACACGTAGACTATTACTGCTCATTAGAATGTTCTCAAGCAGATCATGCTATCAAAAACAGCCATTTTTGTATAGTTTGCGGAAAAAGATTAGAACGTCATGCAAAAAAATATTGTTCGTTAGAATGCCGAAAAATAAATTATGTAAATCCACGAAGATTACACAACATAATATGTCCGATATGTGGCACAGAGTTTCATCCTGCAAACAGTTCTGTGACTTATTGCTCGAAAAAATGCTCAAATCTTGTGCACTCAAGGTCCATGGTTGGATCAGGGAACCCGAGTTACAAAGATGGCAAGAGTTATGCAAAACTATACAGAGAAATGCGAAAAGTTGTGTTCGAAAGAGATGGTTTCGCTTGCGTGGCGTGTGGGAAAAAGGAAACGATAACAGAATATATGAGAGTTGGGAAGCTAACAAGGAAAACAGACTTAAGGCTACACCATCTAGACGAAAATACTGCAAACAACGTCCCGGAGAACATGGCAACATTATGTTCAGCATGCCATCAACGAATCCACAAATTAAAAAAGAAACCGTTGTTGAAATTAGAAGATATTGTACAGAAAAACAGCCAGTTTATGACATCCAAGTTGAAAATACGCACAACATGTTTGCTGGAGAAATACTTTTGTCCAACTGCACAATAATCGACGACCCAATTAAGTCAGCAGAAGAATCGTATAATGAGCGTGTGCTTGATGGTATATGGAATTGGTATACAGGGACTTTCCTCTCTCGTTCTGAAAAAGGCGGGGAAGGATCAATCGATATAATCAATCATACACGCTGGAATACAAAGGATTTATGCGGTCGTATCATGGATGGTAAAATGGGTCCGGATTGGTTTAAATTTGCGGTACCTGTTGAATATGGCGGCAATCTTACTTGCCCAGGGATTTTACCGCAAAAAGATTTTGAAACGTTAAAAGAAAATATGGACCCGAATATTTTTAGGGCAAATTATTATCAAGAACCAGTTGACGTTAAAGGAAGATTGTTTGAACAGATATTAACCTATGACAAACTTCCTGATAATATTGAAAAGCGTATATCTTATTGCGATACTGCCGATAGTGGCGATGATTATTTAATTAATATTTGCGGCGGCGTCAAGGATGGCGAAGGATTTATAACAGATGTTTACTTCACACTAGAACCGATGACAATAACGGAACCAGAAACAGCCAAAAGAATCTATGAAAACAAAGTTGACCATGCCAAAATAGAATCTAATAACGGTGGTAAGGGCTTTGCTCGAAATGTTGATCGGATTATCTGGGAAAAATACAAAACTAAACAAATAAACGTTTCATGGTTTCACCAATCCGAAAATAAAATGGCTCGTATTCTTACTGGGGCAACGTTTGTTATGAAACATGTTTACTTGCCAAAAGACTGGATGAAACGCTGGCCCGATTTTTACCTTGCAATTATGAGCTTTCAAAAAGCAGGTGGAAATAAACATGATGATGCTGCTGAAGGTATCGTCGAATGGGGCAAAATGATAACAGGTGATGGTAGCATAAATTCATTTATAGAAATGATGAAAAAAATGAAAGAAAAACGTTGACAACTCACTATTCTAATGTTATTATATGTTTAAAAGATAACGTTAGCGAGGGTGATTAATATGAATAAACAAGGTTCAGTATGTGTAACAAGCCCAATGAAAGATAAGAAACAAATTGACGATATGAAAGAATACTTGATGATGCATTACGGCGAACGAGATTATTTATTATTTGTAATGGGCATAAATACAGGGCTTCGCATATCTGATCTTCTCAAATTAACGGCTGAAGATGTTAAAACGGATAGAGTAGCTATACGCGAGCATAAAACAGGCAAGTCAAGACAGTTTATCATTTGTAAAACATGTAGAGAAGCAATTGACACGTATTTGAAAAACTCGGGAATTACCAGAGGAACTTTATTCCCAGGTAAAAAAGATAAAAACAAGCCAATTACTTCTCAAACTGCATGGAGAATACTTAGCGAAGCGGCTAAAACGATTGGATTTGCTGAAAACTTTGGAACTCATGGTCTTAAAAAGACTTTTGGCTATTGGGCGTTAAAAAAAGGTGTTAATATTGCTTACATCATGCAAATATTTAACCATTCATCAATTGCGGTAACTCAAAGGTATTTAGGAATCACACAAGGCGAGTTAGACAGTGCTTATATTAATATGAATCTTTGAAAGGAGCGTTTACTATGGCGATCATCGGATTTATCTGGCTGCTTATACTGGTTAAGATTTTAAGTATTTTTGGTGTCAAAGAAAAACGTGGTCGCGGTGTTAGAAGCGCACAATTAAGAGCACAACGGTCGCTAAAACCGTACGGATTTAAATTTAAATTATAGGAGGCTGACTATGATACAAATTATAGATTCAAAACGCCAAAATAAAGAAGCGTTAAAATGGATTTTAAATATTTACGATCTCAGACAATCCTATGCTGAATCAATTAATAATATGTCGGTAATTGGTGCGGCTAACTCGGATGGCATGCCACACGGGACAACAGTCGGTAACCCGTGCATGAATAAAGCTTTTCACCTTATTGACATTGAGTTAAAGAAAAACTGGATTGTCACAATTGAACTAATGGAGCAAACGCTTTCTGAGAAACAGCGTAAATATTTAGAAATTCGCAGGGATGCAGAACACCAGATAAGGTCTCATGATAAATTAGGAAGACCGTTAGGCTGGTTTGATTACACTCAGGCTCATTACGCTATGTGGTTTTACGAAAGATATGGCGGCGAAAGCGTTCCTCCTCAAAGAACCATGGATACGTGGATGAAAAATATAGTTGACGTAACGGTTCGAATCGCAATTTATAAAAAATGTTTTGAATAAATTAAAAAAATCTTTTTTTGCCGCTTAAAAATACCTATTTACCGTGCTATAATACTATTATAGAAAAATATGAAACGACATAGCCGCCTTTGTGTGGCTATTTTTTATGCTTATTTTTAGCAAAGGGGGTAAAATATGGGAATTGTAACTCGATTAAAGAAAGCTGCAAAAGCTGCATCATTGGC